CATTCGGATCGCAGAACGACCAGCCCTACAACTCAACGTCCTCGTTCAACATGTGGGACATGAGTCAGAAGGCGAAGAAGGCTGCCGCCTATCTACGCAGCACGAAGCTCGGCAACGCCGCCAATGGCGGCCGACCGTTCGGAAAGTAGGACACCATGAGGGACGGTTCGACACCGAAGCTGGTACAGGTGGGTCGTGTTCTGGTGGACCGTGTGGTGCGCCCCACGGCGAACCTCGGGACGCTGACTGGTGACGCGATGTTGCGTATGGCTAACGGGATGCGCGCCAAGTTTGACGAAAACGACTAGTGGCCGGCAAGAAGAAGCCCCGTAAGCCGCGGTACTAGCTGTGCCCCTTCGCCGTGGGGCGAGTCGTGCTGTGGTGTCGCACAACATCGGCAAGCTGATCGGCGAGGGCTACTCGAAGGATCAAGCAGCGGCCATCGCCTATTCCAAGGCCGGCCGTGGAAAGAAGGGGAAGTGACTACATCATCGAAGTTCTCATGGGGGACATGGGGTGAGCGGGCAGCATGGACTGCCGTGCAGGCTTTCGCAGCCGTCATCGTCATCGGTCAGAGTTCAACCGTCAGGACAGCCTTGATAGCTGCCGCAGCAGCATTACTGTCGGCCGTGAAGACCCTTGCGAAGGAACGCCTCGGGTCGTGAGCGAGGACACCGCGTTCGACTTCGAGTCGGCGTGGTCTTCGTGGTTCGCGAGCCCAGTCAGGGAGGAACTCCAGACGGGGATCGCCACAGAGTTGGAACGCACCAGCGGCATCTTCGACGTTCAGGACGGCACGCATGCCAAATGGAACGGCGAACAGTTGGGTGTTCTGACGGTGTTCAACTCCGACGACCTCATCGCCCTGATGTGTGCGTGGGAAGAGGCTGAGAACGGCAACTGGTTGGCGCAGAAGGATGTGCTGATCTGGTTGCAGAAATGGATGGAGTTCATTTCCTGCTGTGTTGAGGCGTCCCCACCCAACCCAGGCTAGCCTCGGCGAATCGTTCCCTCACGACAGGGTTGGTGAGGAGTCGTTGCTGTAGGTCAGCGATGATTCTGTCTCGTTGTCTTGCTACGGTCGTTTTAGGCATTCCGATAACAAGACCGACGAAGCGCAGAGAGAGCCTAACGACCAGAAGCATGTCGAAGAGCCAGCGGTCGTCTTCATCCAACTCGTCTAGGGCGTCAGCGACGGCGTCCCGCAACGAGAGCTGTTCCAGTACGGACTCTTCAGGTTCATTCCCAGGCTCGCAGACAACGAGTGCTTCGAGGGGTGAAACTGCCCGTCCGAACGCCGACCGCTGGTAGCGGCCGGCAGACAGGAGCGGATCGTAGAGGGGTTCACGCCGTCGATCACCCGTCACTGCCGTTGCTCCAAGGGAAGAGGGACGGCTTGAAGCCGTAGAATGCTTTACCCTCTCGGAACGACCCGAAGGTCGTTTCTCCCTTGTCAATGAGCTTCGTAATCGTTTTGAGTGGCACGAATGCGTATTCCTGTTTCGGTGTTGACCAGATCCACAACCAGACGGGCATCTGCCCGTCCCACATGGTCAACGCCGACAGCTTCTCCTGTTTGAGTTTAAGACCTTTGGCTCCGCATCCCATGACTTCGATGAGTGTGTTGACGGTGACGTAGTCGGGGGTGTATCGCAGGAACAGTGGCAGGGTTTCTATCGAGTAGGGCGGCCGGTTGAATCCGTATCGTGCCCATCCTTCGGTGCGTTCCTCGAATGCTCCTTCGGCTTCGTCACCCATTGATCCGTATCGTTGTTCCCATGACAGGTCGGAGAAGCTCACCGTGGGATCTTTCGGATCACGAGCATTTGCACCAGCCGGTCGTCGGGGTAGGCGACACCGTTGAGGGCGTCCTCGACGAGTTTACACAGGTTGGTTGCGTCGGCGGTGAGGGGTGATACGACTTCGGGGATGGGCTTGATCGTCACGTCGGTCCAGTCGGGGTGGAAGGTGACGACCAGGGAGACCGGCCCTTCGTGGAAGGGGCCGTTGTACAGGTCGGCGATGCGTTGTTCAGCGTCAAGGGTTTTCTTATCGGTGTATGCACGGCCTTTGGCGAACCGTGGCCGGCTCTTCGACTTGGGTCGACCTGGGATCCTGAACCGGTAGGTCACTGTTCGAGCAGCCACCCGTATGCGGCTGCCGCCTGATGCGGGACAACACCGTTGCCCAATATCTTCAACTCCTGGGAGTGTGACAGATCCACGCCTGTCACCCACCCATCAGGTAGACCCATCATCCATTCCACGAATCTGCTGGAGAGTTTCCCGTCGTCGGTGGGTGCGGGTGCTGGCCGTCCGAGGATTCGCTCCCATCGGGCGACGGCTTCGCCATAAACTCCAAACGCGCTACTTCTATCGACAGGCTCGGCCCGTGCCCGTTGCTGTTGCCGTGTTTGGCTTTCATCTCGGCCGTCCAGGAGTCCCACTTCTCCACCGTCTTGCCCGCCCCCATGTCGTTCACCACTGGAGTAGGCAACTGCGAACCAACGATCCCGCCGATGGCAGGCACCCACGGATTGGTCGGCTCGAACACATGCCCATCTCGCGTCGAAGCCTCCTTCGGCCAACGCATCGAGGACTTGCCCGAACGCTTCACCCTTGTTTGCACTAAGCAGGCCGCGCACGTTCTCCATGAAGATCCATTGTGCGCCTGCTTGTCTTGCCACAGTGACGACATCTCTGATCAACCACCTCTCATCGTGGACCCCCGCACCCTTGCCGGCATGCGATACCGGCTGGCACGGGAACCCCGCTGTCACAATGTCGACCTCGGGAGAGTCAACGATCTGGGTCAGGTCACCCAGGTTTGGTACCCCGAATCGTGCATCCAGCACAGCCGAGGCATGCTTGTCTGTTTCGGATACCCATATCAGGTCGGTGTCGATGCCTGCCAGTTGCAGCCCTAGTTCCAGGCCGCCGTACCCTGCACACAACGCTCCGACTCTTAGGCTCATCGTCCCATCCGCCAGGTCGACGGCGAATGGTTTTCTTCAACCCCCTGCTTCTGGGCGGCGTCCGTGTAGGGGCGCATCATGTGGATGCATACCTCGCCGAACTCTTCCCAAACGTCGTCCTCTTCCCTGGTGGACGGGATGCCGTCATGGGTGGTGCAGACGGGCGGGCCGCAGAATCCCTGCTTGATCCCGTATTCCAACCAGTGGTCAAAGTTCATCATGTCATCGTCCCATCTTCGCACCAGCGTCATCAACGAGTTTGCGTAACTGCTGCTCACCGCTGGCACCACGGGTCGCGAACTTCTGACCCCATTTCAGGTCGCACTGTCGGGTCCATTCGAGGACTGCATCGGGCGAGTAGAGCTGTCGGAACAGGGAGCAGGCGAACGAGAACAGGGCGAGGCTGCGGTCGCCGTGCGACGGGCCTGTATCCCATATGTCTCGGGCGACGAACCTGAAGTTGGCGTCGATCCTGGTGTGGGAAAACTTGGGTGATGGTAGTGGCTTGTTGGAGGGTGGAGGCTGGTACAGGGCGGCCAGTTTGACAATCTGTTCCCTGCCCGCCATCGTGTCGAACGCCTCATCGGTGAACGCCTCCAGACACAGGTTGCCCTGAGAGCCCCGTACAGCCTCCTGACGGCCCTCTGGGCGTGACAGCGCATATGGGAGGCGTATTCCGTTGCCGAAGCCCTTAGCGGGCATCGTGACCTGTTTAGGGTAGACCTCTTTAGTAGGACTCCCAACTATCTGACAGGCAGCGAACATGGCATTGCGGCCCATCTGGGCAGGAATGTCCTCTTCGAGGAATACCCACAGGTGGAAGCCCTTCGACCGGCTGGTCTCCACCCATGAGGTGATACCGATCTCGGCCAGGAGTTCCCGCACGTTGACAGCGTGAACGAACGACACGTCGCCTTCGTCCCAGTCGACGGCCAGCCAGCCGACGTTGCACCTCGGCGAACCCGCCACCTCCATGAGGGGGTACACCCCGAGCCGGTACGGACCCCACAGGTGGTCATGGGCCGCTTCGGAGAAGACGGTGCCGTTGGCCGGCACCGGTTCGCCGTCGTCGCCACGCCACGGTCGGAAGTCCCCGTCGGTTGTCTCTTTCGCCAGGGCGTTGCCTCGGAACAAGCGACAAAACTTGTCAACCAAAGCAACACGATCAGTCACCGCATGTGCCTGTCATCAGGAGGAATGTCATCATCACGGTACGAACGGATCTGACCCGTGTGCGGACACAAAAAATATTCGAAGTCGCCCAGCTTGTTCGGAGGCCGCTTGTTCTTCGTCAACCGAATGTTGACCGACACCGAGTGGTAGCACTTCTCCACATAGGTGAGCGCAGGATCATCCCGTCGGCGGTACACGCCGAGAACAGCCAAAGCCTCCTGCTCGCCGCCGTACTTGCCAGCCGTGATCATCGCCGGCTTGTGCCGGTCACCAGACCCACGCCCCGCCTGGTGTACCACGGCCAGCGGAATGCTGGCCTCCTTACACCACCTCTTCAACCCCTGCGCCTTACCGACCACACCCGTATGGTCCGACTCCCCTGGCTGCAACTCCAGGTAGTCGACCATGGCAAAGTCGGGGTGCCGACCCCAATAGTCCTGCGCCTCCTTCAACGCATCAGACATCTGCGTGAACGTCAACGCACCGTCATTGATCAGCACCCTGTCGAACAACGAATGGGACGCCGAACGAACCTCGTCCAACGTGGCCTGATCCCCATCCTTGATCTGCTGCTCCAACTCCTCACCGTTACGGGTGTACGCAATGCAGTGGAGCTTCTGGGCGACGAGTTCCCGAGGCTCATCAGGGGAGAACATCAGGATGTGGGCGTCGCTGTTCAACAGGGCGTTGACTATCGACTGGTAAAGCACCTGAGATTTGCCGTTGTGCGAATGGCCCACGACGAGGAGCATCTCGCCGCGGGCCAGACCCCGCATGCACAGGTCAACCTCGGGGTAGCCGAGCAGGAACCTGCCCTCGTCGTTGCGAACATAGTCGACGAACGAATCGAACGCCGTCGAGGTCGGTTCGATGAACTTGTAGTTGGTGGTGTCAGCGTCGTCGCTGGCCGCTCCCGCTAGCCGTTCAACTATCTGCTCGGGGGTGAGGGGGGAGGGCAGCTCGGACATTACGCACTACAGCGTGCGTGCATGTCCTCCACGTTGAAGGCGTGGATGGAACCGTCGCCCGCCTGGATGTTGGTCGGAGCGTCCGACAGCCACAGGCTGATCCGCTTAGAGCCAAGACCGTACTTCAGTGCGCCGACATCGGAGATGACAAAGTCCGACGCAGTCGGCTCGTAGCCTCCGTCGTGCTTGGCCGGCAGCCCAGCAGCGATGTTCGCTGCGCCCTTCGCCTTCTTGAACTTGTTGTCGAACACGACAAGCTTGCCGTCTTCGGTCTTCTGACCGGCACACAGGAAAGCCACCGTCCACGCAGCCTGCTTGCCGTCGGTGACGAACCCGTTGGAGTCGAGTTCCATCTGCTTGCGGGCACGCCCCACCGGCAGCGCCGCCGCAGGAGCAGGGGCCGGCGGCGCTGCCGGTGGGGGTGCATCGCCACCAGGAGCGACAGCAATCTCAGCACCTGGGAATATGGTCTGCACCTGGGCGGCAGGGCTCGGTGCAGGGGACATCACGGGTGGTGCCGCAGCAGCCGGCATGACAGCCGGCTCGGCGAACTGGCCGACCCTGTCAATGATGGCGTTGAAGACCATCTCTTCGCAGGCGAGGTACTCGGTCATCCCGTCCCTGCCCTTGCCTGAACACATATTGCCCGCCGCCTTGGCGGCCACCTGAGCGATGATGGACTTGTCTTTTGCAGTTAGCATTTTCTTCTCCCCTTTCGGGATTGTCGATCACCAGTTCGCCGGCTTGGAACCGACACCCAGGTGCTTGCCGCGACAGGCAGCCCAGTTGGGACACCAATCGTCGGAACATTTCCAGCCATCGTAGCGCAAAGGCCACGACGGAAGCTTCGCTTCGATCAGATCAGCAATCGAGTTGCACATCGGAACCAGCGCAGCCCAGTCCTGAGAGGTACGGGTCACGTCGATGACCTCAACCTCGCCGTTGGTCAGGTAGCAGTAGCGGAACGGCTGCTGCGACTCCAGGTCGCCACGCTCATGGGCCCGAGCCAGCGTGTAGATCATGGACTGCAAGTCGTTGCGTCGAACCAGCCAATCCGCGTCATGCTCGCCCGTCTTCCAATCCCATGTCAGATTATCTTCGTCGAGGTCACGGGTGCCGTACAGGGAGATGCGACGGCCCTCGTCCTCGTAGAGGACAAACTCGAACGACTTCTCGACACCCACAGGGTTCAGGTAGGGGAACACCTCAGCGCACCACGTCCTGACCATGGTCTCGGCCAGCTCGACGGTCGCCTCGGCAGTCGTCGCACCCTTGTTCCACTTCTCGATGGTGCCGACGAGGCTGTCCCACGACCAGTGGAACGCCTCGAGGATGTCGTCGACGGTCATCTCATGGCCGGCCATGCGGGCCGTCAGCGCCGTTTCGATGGCGGCATGCACGGCGGTGCCTCGCACCATCTTGCTGCCGGCCACATCGATGGCGGTTCCGTTGCGGATGGTGCGGGCCTGTTCAGGGCACGCCAGGAACGTGTTCAGCCACGACTGGCGGAAGCGATGTTCGATCATGCCCACACCTTAGGGGAGGGGTGTGACAGTCGGCGGGGATCCGTATCAGATATCAGAAGATGGCGCTGGGGCGCCATCATCAGATAATAGATATCAGATGGAACCGTTGTCGCGCAACCTCTTCTCCCTTGCGCGAAGAATCTTAGCCACCCTCGACCGGCTCACGCCGGCCCATCGACCCACCTCAGCTTGACTGTGGGTACCACCGTTGACCAGCCCTGCGATGTCGTCCTCGCGGGCGTCGGACAGCTCCGACC